ATATATTTATTTATATTGTGCCTATACAAGGATGCTGCAAGACAGAAGGAAGGAGGTGGACACATGAGAAAGGCTGTATCAGCAAGGACTACAAAGAAACATTTAACAAAGGCAGAAAAAGAAAAACGCATTGCTGTAGAAAATGCGTTCATTGATGATGCGGAAATAGAACCGCCAAGCTATCTAACTAAAACACAATTAGAAGCATTTCATTTTATTGTGGATGCATTAAGGCAAGCTAAAGTATTAAGCCGATTAGATACACAAACAATTATTCAAGCTAGCGTAGCTATTGATATGTTACATACGGCAAATAAGCGTGTGGCCAAAAAGCCTACACTTGCAATTGATAGGGAGTTTGTGGCAACACAAGAAAAACTAGTAAGAACCTATTTAAAATTATGTGATGAATTGTGTCTATCTCCACAATCTAGGGCAAAGCTGGGTGTGCTTGTAGCTAATCAAAAAGAAGAAGAACAAGATCCATTGCTTAATGTATTGCAAGGGGGTAGTAGTTGATGAATAAGAAACATCCAGCTTACAAGTACGCAATGGATGTAGCAGAGGGTAAAGTCAATGCACCTAAATATGTCAAACTACAAGTAAAGGAATTTCTTACTATTGCTAATGGTAAAGATAGCCGTTACATGATTGATGATAACAAAGTGCATACTATAGGCGAATTACTGAAACTAATGGTGATGCCTAAAGGGTTAAAAGCTAACTCTACTGTGTATGATGCAATGGCTGGCTTTCAATGGTTATTCATCATAGCTATTCTATGTACTGTAGAACGTGATAATAAAGATAAACGAAGATATGAAAACGCTATATTGGAGATATGCAGAAAGAACGGCAAGACATTTTTAATTGCGGTTCTTTTTATTTTGCTTTTCTTCATAGAACCTAAATTCTCTAAATTCTATTCGGTAGCACCAGATGGCTCACTATCTCGTGAGATTAAAACGGCTATTGAAGAAATAATCAGAAGTAGTCCAGCACTACTGGGGAAGATGAATGGCAAAGAAAAGTTTAAAATACTGCGTGATTATATCCACTGTAATATAACTGAAAACAGATATACACCTCTTAACTACTCAACAGGGCGGTTAGATGGTAAGTTGCCTAGTGTATTTCTAGTAGATGAAACAGGTGCATTGCCTAATACCTATGCTATTGAAGCCATGAGGTCAGTGCAATTAACTATCTTGAATAAGCTAGGCTTCATCATTTCAACTAAATATCCTACGTTAAACAATCCATTTGAAGATGAAGTGGACTATGCAAAGCGTGTATTAAATGGTGCGGTAGATGATGATAAGGTATTTGCCTTGTTATATGAACCAGATGATACCAAAGGATGGGCCACGAATGATGAAGTACTAGAACAAAGTAACCCACTAGCAATTGAAATGGAAGAAATCATGGATGACTTGAAATCTAAAAGGCAAGTGGCTATTGAGATTGAAAGTAAGCGTGAAAACTTTATAACTAAGCATTGCAACATCATTTATAGCGGTGCCGGTAGTGAAAGCTATGTGAATGTTGCCGATTTACAGAAAGGTGCTATAGATCATATCGATTGGAGTGGCCGTGAAGTGTTCCTTGGTGTTGACTTGGCTATGACTACAGACAACTGTGCCGTGTCTATGGTGGCTTTTGATGAAGAAACAGAAAAGGTATACCTTGATGCGGTGGCATTTGTGCCAGAAGATAGGATTGATGAAAAGTCAAAACTAGAACGTATTCCTTATCGTGATTTTATTAATGCTGGATATTGTTTAGCGTGTGGAAATAGAACTGTAGATTATGGTGCTATTGAACGCTACATAATGCAAATAGAAGCTAAATATGGGGTTACTGTAATGGGTATTGGCTATGATAGATACAATGCTTTATCAACTGCGCAGAAGCTAGAGGATGCTGGATATACGATGGTAGAAATAAAACAACATTCTAGTGTATTGCATCCAGCGACTAAATGGCTTGCAGAGTTAGTAGCCGATGGCAATCTTGTATATGAAAAAGGCAACAAATTACTAGAAATTAACTTTGAAAACTCACGATGTGTATACGATACCAATATGAACAGGTATGTAAACAAGAAAAAATCAAGAGGTAAGGTTGATATGGTAGTAGCTGGCATCAATGCGATGTATCTATTACATCAAAATTATATGCTTAATAGTACCCTTGATTGGGTAGTGCAAATGTAGAAAGGGGGTGAAATATTGGGATTAATTAAAAATATCTTTGGTTTAGAGGTCAGAGAAGAAGCGGTAGTAAGTGAAAATTCATTCATTGATACGGCTGACGATGTGGACTTAGGACTTCCTAGCTTTGATGCATCTACAACAGTAACACGTAGGCAAGCATTAAGTGTGCCAGCAGTAGCAAGTGCATTGTTTTTGATTAGTGGTATTATTGCTGGTATTCCTATCAAGCTATATAGACGAGATGGTAATACTATTACAGAAATCACAGACGATGAACGTACAAAGCTATTGAACATTGAAACAAATTCAACGCTAGGTGCGTTTGAAACAAAGCAAGCCATGATTAATGATCTAATTATGGAAGGTGCTTGTTATTGTTACATTGGAAAAGATGGTAACAGTGCTACATCGTTACAATACTTACCTAAATATCGTGTAAGCGTGCTAGATAACGGTAAACTAATTGATAGGACTGTACTATTCTTAGTAGATGGGAGTTACTATGATAACTTTAATATCATGCGTGCTGTTAGGAACAGTAACGATGGGGTGCATGGTAGAGGGTTATTAGATGATAACGCTACACAAATTTCTAGCATGTACAATGCACTTGTATATGAAAATGGTGTAATCAGTAAGGGTGTTCGTAAAGGCTTCCTTAAATCTGAGGGGAGATTGACAGTCAAAGCCTTGGAAGCACTCAAAAAAGCATGGCGAATGATGACGGCTAAACTTGGTACTAGCGATGTAATTGTACTTAATAAGGGTATTACCTTTGAAAGTGCTGATAGTACTGCCGTAGAAAACCAACTCAACGAAAGCAAACAGACAAACGCTGATTTAATTTATAAATTGTTTGGTTTTACTGACAAAACATTTACAGATGAGAAAGCATTTAATATTTTTGTTAAAACTACGATTATGCCAATCGTGAACTGCTTTGTTGAAGCCATCAATCGTTCGATGTTGCTCGAAACTGAAAAGGGCAATCTGTATTTTAGCTTAGATATGAATGATCTATTAAAAGCCGATATGCTTACACGCTTTAATGCATACAAGACTGCATTGGATAGTAACTGGATTAACGTGGATGAAATTCGTCAACGTGAAGATTTATCTCCTATGGGTATTGACTTCGTAAGTATGAACCTTGCGAACGTGTTCTATTATCCACAAACGAAGAAAGTGTATACACCAAATACTGGTGTACTTGGTGATTTAACTACACTAAAATCTGTGAAAGGGGGTGAGAATGATGAAAATTGAAGTCCGTAATGGTGCAGTTACGATTGAGGGGTATGTAAATGTTACAGAGCGTTTAAGTAAACCTATTCGTGATGTAAGGGGTAATTTTTTAGAAAAAGTACAAAGTGGTGCGTTCAATTCTGCATTACAACGTAATAATAATGTAGAGTTACGCTTCAACCACCGCAGAAAATTGGGAGACCAACAAGACGGCTCACTTGAATTGAGAGAAGATAGCATTGGCTTATATGCAAAAGCTATTGTATCTGATGCGGAAGTAGTACAACTTGCAGAAAATAGACAACTTAAAGGCTGGTCTTTTGGTTTTAGAAAACTAGAAGATGAATGGGATAAACAAGAAAATATGCCAGAAGTACGCACATTAAAGTCTATTGATGTAAGTGAAGTTAGTATTTTATCTGTGAACCCAGCATATATTGCAACATCTATCAATGTACGAGCAGATGAAGGTGAAGATTTACTTGAGTGTAGATCTAACGAAACTGCAACAGGTGCATTGGAATATGATATTGAAGAACGTAAGACTGATGATGAAGAAGAAACCAGCAATCAGAAATATCATGACATTTTGAACAAATTAAATGCTTAGCATCCACCATATGTGGGTGCTTTTTTAATGCAAAGAAAAGAGGATAGCATGAATTTTAAAAAACTTATTGAAAAACGTAATGGTTTAGTTGAAGAAATGAACAACCTTGTTAAAGCAGCGGATGAAGAAACTCGTGCATTGAACGAAGAAGAAACATCCAAATTTGAAGAACTTCGTAAAGAAGTAGCTGGTATCGACCACACATTGGAACTTGCAAAAGAAGAACGCTCCATGATGTCTGTATCTAACGAAGAAGAAACTGTTAAAGCAGATGCAAAAGCAATGGCAATGGCAGAAGAACGTGCGTTCGCTAACTTCTTGCGTAGTGGTGAAACTACATTTGCTGATACTGAAACACGTGCAGATGTAAACCTTACTAAAGGTGATAATGGTGTAGTAATTCCATCCACTATTGCTGAACGCATCATCTCTACAGTAAAAAACATTGCACCTATTATCCAAAACTCTGATTTCTATGATGTAAAAGGTGATTTGGTATTCGCAGTTGAAGATGAAAGCACATCTAAAACTACTTGTGCATATGTTGGTGAATTCCAAGAACTTGAAAGCACTAGCGGTAAATTCAAATCTGTTACATTGAAAGGTAACGTAGTAGGTGTATTAACTAAAGTATCCAAATCCTTAATCAATAACGCTGGCTTTGACATTGTAAACTACGTTGTAACTAAAGTAGCAGAAGCAATCGTTGTATTCTTAGAAAACGAAATGATTAATGGTTCTGCTAAAATCCAAGGTCTTTTAAACGCTCAAAACACAGTAACTGCTGGTAGTGCAACTGCAATCACTGCAGATGATTTAATTGAACTTCAATTCAAAGTACCGCAAGCATATCGTGGTAATGGTGTATTCATCATGCATCCAGAAA